TTCAGGATCTGGAAAGACTGGAGATATAAAGTTCACCACCATAGGCGCTAGCAGCGGAGATACTTATACCGTCATCGTAGAACTACTGAAGACGTTCTGATGGCAACTTCTGGCAGTAGTGACTTTGAGCCTGATGTAGCTGAATACATTGAAGAGGCATTTGAGCGTTGCGGTCTTGAATACCGTACTGGGTATGATGGAGTAACTGCTAGGAGATCTCTGAATCTTTTGTTTGCCGATTGGGCAAACAGGGGCCTGAACCAATGGACTGTTACTAATTCTGTAACAACGCTTAGTAAGTCAGATCAATTTCTTGATCTTACGGCAACTACCATTGATGTGTTGGATGTCGTACTTCGCAGAACAGAAAACAGTGAAGTCACAGATATTCAAATGAACCAGATCAGTAGATCTGCTTATTGGAACATCCCGAATAAAGACACAGAGGCAAGGCCAAGCCAATGGTTCTTGGACAAGCAAATAACACCTCGGCTTTATATTTGGCCTGCTGCAGAAAACAGTACAGACAAAGTTATTATTAATCGCCTTGTCAGGATTGAAGATGCAGACGCTGGGGTCAATACAGTTAATGTGCCTTTTAGGTTCTATCCATGTCTAAGCGCAGGCTTGGCGTATTACATTGCATTGAAAAGAGCGCCTGATCGAGTACAGATCTTAAAAGGCATCTATGAAGAAGAGTTCGCTCGAGCAGCAGATCAAGATGAAAGTAGAGCATCACTAATGGTTGCTCCTAATTTGAGATCATACAGGCGTGCGTAATGGCATATGCTTCTGGTAAGTATTCTCTAGCTATCTGTGATAGATGCGGCTTTAGGTACAAATACAAAGAACTAAGAAAAGAATGGAATAATCTTTTTGTCTGTTCTGAATGCTATGAGCCCAAAGCCCCACAGATAGATCCTGTCCCTCATGCGGCAGATCCAGAGGCTATACGAGACCCTCGACCACAGTTGTCCCCCTCTGTTATTGCTGGGGATGGCGTTGTGAGAACGATAAATCCTAATGCGATGATTACCGTAACAGGTGATAGTATAGGTTCTGCGTTTACGGCAAGCGGAGCAACAGGAGAAGTTGGTACTGTTACAGTGGTGATATCATGAGTTTTACGTTAGCAACATTAAAAACAGCGGTAAAAGACTACTGTGAAACGTCTGAAACAACTTTTGATACGCAACTCACCACCTTTATAAAAGAGGCTGAAGAGAGGATTCTTAAAAACGTAGAACTGCCTGTTTTCCGAAAGAATGTTACAGGCACTGCTGCATCTAGTAATACCTATCTATCAACGCCCACTGACTTTTTGGCTTCTTACAGCTTGGCGGTTATATCAAGCAGTGTGTACAGCTATCTGCTGTTTAAGCATGTTTCTTTCATTAGGGACTACACACCAAATGCGTCAACGACAGGAACGCCTAAGTACTATGCTTTGTTTGATGACAACACATTTATCCTGGGCCCTACGCCAGATTCTAATTACACCTTTGAATTACATTACAAGTATCGACCAGAATCATTGACCGCTGGAGCGGATAGCGGGACAACTTGGCTCTCTACCAATGCCCCCGATGCTTTGCTGTACGGAACACTCATAGAAGCTGCAACTTTCTTGAAAGTCGCGGAAGAAGTGCCTGCTTATGAACAAAGATTTGTAAATGCGGTATCTGCGTTGAAAAGGATTGGCGAAGGTTATGGCGCTCGAGATGAATATAGATATGATATTGATAAAGGCTAGGCTTTGAATATACCGGCACCGGAGATAAGCATAGGAAGTGTTGTAGTTACAGCAACCAAGGATGGCGGGCATTCTTCTGACTTTTGGGCAGAGAAAGCAACAGATAAAATAGTTAGCGTAGGTAAATCATCACACCCTATTATTGCTCAACAAGCAGAGGCTTTTAAAAATTCAGTACACCATGTTGTTTCCTTTTACATAAAGGAAGCCATAAAAAGTGACAGAACAACGCTTATTGCAGAACTTGAACAGCAAGGCCAGAAAGAAATGGCCGATATATTGAGGAGATTATAATGGCCATTAGTACCGCTATGTGCACAAGCTTTAAGCAGGAGATTCTGGAGGCTGTTCATAACTTTAAAAACACTGGCGGCAGTACGTTTAATCTTGCCTTATACACAAGCTCCGCTTCTCTTGGGGCAAGCACAACAGCGTATACAACGTCTAATGAGGTGTCAGGGACAGGGTATACCGCGAAAGGCGCTTCTCTTACCCGAGTTGATCCTAGTACTTCAGGCACCACGGCGCTTACTGATTTTTCTGATTTAACTTTTAGTTCAAGCAGTATTACCGCTAGGGGTGCGTTGATATTTAATGATTCTGCGAGTGGAGATCCTTCGGTTTGTTCACTTGATTTTGGTGCAGACAAGACCTCTAGCTCGGGAGATTTTACAATTCAATTTCCTGCAGCAGATGCTTCTAACGCAATTATTAGAATTGCATAGGATTTAACGTGTGGCGAATGTTACTGGATGGGGTAGAGGTACCTGGGGCGAAAGTCCTTGGGGCCAACCTGACCCTGTTGAGGTCACAGGCGTATCGGGTACAGGCGCGGTTGGTTCCGTTACTGTTAGTGCAGATGCAAACGTATCGGTCACGGGTGTCTCAGGCACTGGCGCAGTGGGGTCTGTTACAGTTGTCGAGGGTACGGGCGTATCGTTTTCGGTTACGGGCGTGGCAGGATCGGGTGCTGTCGGATCTGTCACGGTTGCGGCTGACGCAAATGCTTCGGTTACAGGTGTTGCAGGCACAGGCTCGGTGGGGTCTGTTACCGTTTCGGGTCAAGCTAATGTTTCGATCACTGGGGTCTCGGGCACGGGATCAGTGGGGTCTGTTACAGCAACAGGTTCGGCGGCAGTGGCAGTCACTGGTGTCTCTGCGACAGGTAGCACGGTTCAAGTATTGGTTTGGGGAGAAGTGGACGATAGTCAAACGCCGTCTTGGTCAGCTGTTTCAGACAGTCAAACGCCTAGTTGGTCGAATGTTTCAGACACCCAGACCCCCAGTTGGTCAATTGTTTCAGACAGTCAAACGCCAAGTTGGACGAGCGTTTCAGATACTCAAACCCCAGAATGGGAAGAAGTAGCTTAATGTATCGTAAAATTGAAAAAGTTATTAAGGCTTTAGAGAAAGCATCTAAAACGCACAAGAAGCAAGCTAAAACACTAAAACAGCATGTTTCTTCGATGAAGAAGCCTAAGACTAATGCTAGAAGACGGAGCAGATAAATGGCTACTTATGTAAACGATTTACGCCTTAAAGAGATTGCTACAGGTGATGAGTCAGGCACCTGGGGTACAAGCACGAATACCAACCTTGAGTTAATAGCTGAAGCTTTTTCGTATGGCACAGAGGCAATCACCACCAATGCAGATACGCACACGACCACTATTGCTGACGGCAGCACTGATCCTGGCCGTAGCATTTTTCTCAAATATACGGGCACACTGGACAGCACTTGCACTATCACTATCGGCCCGAATACGGTTAGTAAGCTCTGGCTTATAGAAAATGCAACAAGCGGGTCACAGAGTATCGTTATTAGCCAAGGATCTGGCGCAAGCATCACCATTGCTAACGGCCAAACTAAGGCGATCTATTCGGATGGCGCAGGATCTGGCGCAGCGATGGTGGATGCGTTCCAAGATCTGTCAGTACCTGATCTGTTTGTCGATGACGATCTAACAGTTGGGGATGATCTTACAGTTTCTGGTTTAGCCACCATAGGCGAGACACTAGGAGTGACTGGTGTTTTAACTGCTAATGCTGGTGTAGTTGTAGACAACATCACGATAGACGGCACAGAGATTGATCTGTCGTCAGGTGATCTGACTGTTGATGTAGCTGGCGACATCATTCTCGACGCAGATGGCGATGACTTCTTTTTTGCCGCTGCTGGAACAAATTTTGGAAAAATAACTAATTCTTCATCTGATTTTTTAATTAGATCGCTGGTAGAAGATAAAGACATAATATTCAAGGGGGCAGATGGTGGTTCAACTATTACCGCTCTTACCTTAGATATGTCAGCAGCGGGTAAGGCTATTTTCAATAGTCACATAGCACTTGGAGATTCTAAACAAGTTCAGTTGGGTGCAGATGCAGACTTCATTATCTACC